ATGTCCTACTCCGACCCCAGGCATTGCCACAACCAGCGCGTCACCCAATGGCTCGCCGCGATACGGCAGCATGCCGCCTGGCTGTACGCCGCGGATGAGCAGTACCTGTATCTGGTGGCCGAGGCAAACGAACTCTATCAGTGCGGGGTGATAGGACTGCAAGACAGGCACGACATGGTCACAGACGCCCTCGGCATGTACTCCTGGGCGATCGAGCACGGCATCACGCGCGAGACGCACTACTGCTCGGACTGCTGCTACGACGTGCTCGACGGCGGCGTCGTCGTCGGGAGCGTGGACGACGAGGGCATCTACCACGGGCCCGCACCCGCACGACAGCGGCTGGGCTACCTCGGCCGGGATCCCCTGGACGGGATAACATACTTGCGCCTGGGCCAGGCGCTTGAGCGCGCCGGCGTTGTGCGCGGTCTGGAGATCGAACTCGACGCAGGCGGGACGCTGCTGCTTGTCGAGCAGATCCCCAGCGACTTCCGGCCGTGGCGTTGGCCGCCATAGCCCCTCTCCGGCGATAGCCCATACCGCGCCGCTTCGCTTGCCTCAAAGCGAAACATGTCTAGCCTTATCTGGGTGACTTTCTCCTATGGTCACGGAGACTCCAGGAGCTGCCCAACCTCCCGGAGTCTCCACTTTCTGCTGCTTCCCCTCTTTGCAATCAGCAGCTCATCGCAGGTCACAACGAGGGTATTTCATGAAGATCAGTTTCATTGCCATAGGCATGCTGCTCGCGGCAGGTATAGCGATGTGCGTCTATCTGGTCATGAAGGCTGCGTCTACTGTGTGAGGCACCATAATGTGCGGAAGGCTCAGCCAGTACACCGGGCTGCACGAGTTCGTCGACGCGCTGTCGATGCCGGCCATGCTGGTCAACCTGGTCGGCGAACAGCCACAGCGCTACAACGTCGCGCCGTCGACGGCAGTGACGACGCTCAGATTGGAAGGGGACGCCCTGGTCGCCCAGGCGATCAGATGGGGATGGAGGCCGTTCTGGGCCCGTGATCGCGCGGCGCCGATCAACGCCAGGGCGGAGAAGGTCGCCCACGGCAGGTTCTTCAGCGCCGCGTGGCGCCATCGCGCGCTGACGCCGATCTCGGGCTGGTTCGAATGGGTTGATGAAGGCGGCAGCCCGCGGAAACAGCCGTACCACATCCAGCACGCCGACGGCTCGCCGGTCTTGTGCGCAGCGATCGGCCAGTTCCCCGGCCTCGATGACGAACCGGGAGAACAGCATGGATTCGTCATCATCACCGCCGACTCTGCCGGCGGCATGGTCGACATTCACGACCGCCGACCGGTAGCGCTCCCACCCGACCTAGCCCGCGAGTGGCTGGATCCGGCGACGCCGCCGGAACGCGCAGAAGAGATCGTGTTGATGCAGGGCGAGCCGAGCGAGGCGTTCACCTGGTACGCGGTCGACCCAGCAGTTGGGAACGTCCGAAACCAGGGCGCCCATCTGATCGAGCCTCAGCGCTCCGCCTCATAGGCCGCAACACCGCTGCCGACAGACCGCCATTCATCCTGCGACATACGCGAATCACAGATGAATACCTCTACCTCGGTGCCCTCCATCGGCTCCGCCGGCCGGATCGCTGCATGCCGGAGAATCGTCTCCATGTCCGGCACGTAGCTGCTCTCCGAGCCATGGAACGACCAGATGCCGAACTTCCCCGCGCTACCAACCTGATGGTCGAGCTTCACCGACCACCCTTTAAATCGAACGACCAGCATCAACCTGCCCCTTATGAAAGGGCGTAGTTTACCTGCATCACGAAACTGAGTTGGTCATGACGGGATGCCAACGATCTGCAATCGATAGTAAATCGATTCAGTCCTGACTCAACAACCACCGACTGAAGTCGGTGGGTTAGTGACTTACGGACTGAAAGTCCGGATACGCGTCGACTGAACGACGCGTCGGATCAGTCAGGCTCCATCCTGAAATTATCGTTCGGGCTCGGCTCAAAATGATGCTCCAGATACTGCTTGATCATCTCTTCCGTCATCTGCCCAACCGTCGCGCAAAAGTACCCGCGAGCCCAAAAATGCTGCCCCCAATAGCGCTTTTTCAGATGGGGAAACTCCTCGAAAAGCTTGCTCGCCGTACGCCCCTTGATCCGCCTCATGATCTCACTCGGCGCCAAATTCGGCGGACTGCTCACCAGAATATGCACGTGATCCTTGCTCACCACACCTTTCACAATCCGAATTTCAAATGCTTCGCACGTCTGTCTCACCAGCTCTCGCACTCGCTCAGCAACCTCACCGCTGAGCACCTTGTATCGGTACTTAGTCACCCAAACAAAGTGATACTCGATCTGGTAGACCGTATGACTGCCGTATCTGTAATCCATGCGCTTGCCCTCCAGCCCCGCATGGTGGCGCTAAAGCTCACCGGCTGAAAGCCGGTGGTTTTAACCTTTCGATGGAAAATAAACGAATCGGCCCGCACACGCCGTCATGGGATCTGATGAAGCCTGAAAGGACTGTTTCGCACACTGCAATCCATTTGCAGCATACGCAGACCGGGCGTCAGGCCATCACGGAACGTCTAAAAAGTAGCAAAAAACAGAAAATGAGAAAAAAACGAGAAGGTAAAAAGCACTACATACAGAGGGAAAAACCCACAAACACCACTACATGTAGATTCAGAGGCCACAATAATCACTAGAAAAAAGCTCTAGCGCATACCTAAGACGCCTACTGCAAGGCAAGAAGTCACTTCTCGTCAGAATTTTTTTCTTTCAAAACTAACCGCCCGGGCACATCCCTCAAAACCGCCCGGGCACATCCCTCAAAAAAAAATCGCGAAAGAAAAAAATTCATTCGCGCTGCTCACGCGTCACTCACTCGAAACTTTATCTTTTGCTTGCACTGGTCATTATCGCCGGATATGATTTTCCCCAAGCAATAAAAAACCCGGCGTGGGGCCGGGTTTGTTAGCCGGGATCTTTTACGCCTCTATTGGAGGTCAACCCGGCCATATTCCAATGCGGCAAAGCAAAAGGAACAGGGCATGACTTTACCAGAAGCGATTGACTTTCTCAACGGCATGAGAGAGTACCAACTGGCCTTGGCGGCGAAACACGCCAATCAACCCGCGCGGGCAAAAGGCGCGGAGGAACGTGCCCAGAGACTCAAGGATGTAATGGAGCTTTTGCAGCCCGCCCCGCCCCGCCCCTCTCAGCTCTCCCTCACCCCCGACGACCTTCGCGATTTGCCAGACGAGCTGCTAGAGCAGCTCAGCATCAGTAAATCTGATTATCTGGACTTCGATATAGTTGACCTCATCAACAGTGCAGGGGGGATCACCACCATTGATCACCTGATCATTGCCCTATACCGGAAAAGCGGCGAAATCCATGAGCGTACAAAGCTCAACAGCCGGCTGTACCGAATGACCAAAAAGGGAATGATCAAAAGTCTGGAGGGCAAGAAGGGAGTCTATGCGACTCGCGACATAACAGATGCAGATCTATTTGAAGTTGACCAGGGAGAGGAACCCTCTCCCTGATCTGTCAAATTTGTGAACGCTGTGAAGGTATGCGACGTGTTCACCTCGCTTTTCCCACCCCGCGCTACAAAGTCGACGTTGGCCCAGAGACGGTAGCACAGGTGGGAAATGCGAGTCCATAACGGCAACCGCCCACCAATATGGAGAAATGGACTATGACTCATCAATGTCCTATTCACCGTCCCGTAAAGGTCTGTGCGTACATCCGCGTGCGCTTCGGCCGCCTCGAGACTGTGTGCCGCCATTGCCGCCGCTGGCCTAACCGCTAACGAAGGCTGAAGGGGTCTTCGGACCCCTTCCTCTGTTTACACCGCAGCAGCCATAAAACTACTTCCCTCCTCTACCCTTAATTCTAAGTGCCTTCAGAACCTTTTCCCGTGACTGAAACGCGGCCAGTTTCATGGCGCACTGATCGGCATCGCCTGCAAGACGGGCAAGATCTGCCGCAGTCGCAGGGTGAAGTTCGGCGTACTCGGCTCCATCATCCACGCCGGTGCCTGCGGTTCCGGCTGGCAGGCCGGTAGCGGAACAACTGGCACGGGTGATACGGACCCGCAGCCGCTGCCGAGCAGCAGCCAAGTCAGCAGTAAGCTGATCATTGATAGCTTGCGCATGTCGTAACTCTCCAAAACGTTGTTCATCGATCGCCTGTAGATCAGCCTCCAGACGCTGCCGCTGCTCGGTTCTTCGCTGAAGCTCGGCCGCTACCGCCTGACTGGCTTCTAGGCGCTCCCGCTCGTGTTGCAGCTTCAGCGCTGCTATCTGCTCACCGAATCGCAACTCGGCCGCTCTCCAAGTAGCAGCAACAACAAAGGTCAGCGCCAATGCGGCGATCACCATCCGTACCCAACTCGCCAGGCCGACAGATCCAAGCAGCATCACGGCAGCACCGCCTTGGCGCGCTCCCACAACTCCAGGCGCTCCGACTGGCCGTTGAGCCCGCCGTTGATCCGACGGGTGATGGCAGCGAACTCGCCCCGATCAGCCAACTCGTTGAGGCCGTGACTGGCCCACCACCAGGCCGCCGACAGCGCAGCGAATTCCGGCTGCTCGAGCAGCTCTGGTTCCTGCTCCAGCGGCTGGCCCAGCCCGGCGCCGGCGGCGCGGTAGTTCGCCCGGCCGGTGATCTGTAGCAGCCCGCGCCCGCGGTACCGCCAGCCGTCGCCGGAGGCCTCGTCGCCATTGCCGTTGCGCGAGGCGTAGGCGTTGTTGGCGATGGCCCGAGGATTGCGCGCCAGGCGCTGCGCCAACGCGTTGGGCTGCCCGTCGGCGCCGAGGTAGCGAATCGGCCAGGTCGCAGCCAGGCCGCGCGCGCTGTAGTTGAGGTTCTCCACCAGGCGGGTCAACTGGCCGCTTTCATGTCCGACCTGTGCAAGGAACGCCGCTTGCCTGGCTCCGCCCTGGATATCGAACTGCAACATGGCGCGGTTCAGCGCGGGCAGGAAGACCCCAACAACCGGGCGGCACCTCGGGAGGATGTACAGCAGTTGGCTTTCAGTGATAGGCATGTCGAACTCCAATGAAAAAGCCCGCATGCGCGGGCTTTGGGTACTAATGGATAGGTTCTGATGGCACAATGCAGCCCGCTAGGAACCGCGAGCTAGAGAGGAAGGAGAACAGTGAGCGTAAGGAACATCGCTAAACGGTACGCCGAGAAACAACTAACCGGCGCTGAAGCGCTGGCCGAACTGAAGGAAAAAGACCTCCTCGGCGACGCCCTTATGACCCTGCTGGTCGACCACTTCGAACAACGCTGGGAACGGGAACAGTCCCTGCCCGACGAGTACAGGTCAGAGGACTGGTGACCCAACCGCCCGCCTGCTCATACAGGCGGCGGGCCCTTCACGATGCTTTCCCGATGGCCACTACCTGAAGTGGCTTTTTCTGTTTCTTCTTGCCGGCGGCCTTGGCCTTGCCCTTCTTGCCGGCGTTGCACTCAACCGTCGTGCTCCAGCCAGCCTGGGTAAAGACCTGTTCCACCGACTCCACCAGGTAGGAACCATCGATTCCCGACTTAATGCCGGCGACGACTATTGTTCGTTCCGCGAAGAGATCCGTTCGCCCTGGCATTTCCAGGCGCACCCCAGCCGTGGAGCGGTTGAACGCAGCCAACCGCGCCTTGGCGGCCTGCTCAGCGGCGCTCTTGTTCGGATGGATGTGGCGGTCGGTATGCACGGGCGGAAGCCCGGCCGGAGCCTCTGCATTCGCCAGCTCGACAACCTCCAGCTTGCCCGTCTTCTTGTCCTGATACGCGGCCTTGACCGCCTTCTGCGTGGCCCGGTCACTGAACCGAAACTGAAACCGGGTGATCTCCGGCCGGGTCAGCGTGACGGTCGTCAGTGGCGCGCCGGATGCTCGCTCCCCACCTTCGCGAGGCAGTACAAGCAACTTGTCCGCCGCCACCTTGGCCGTGCAGCCGTACTGTCTGGCCAGCCGCGTGATCAGGTTAAAATCCGATTCGCCAATCTGGTCGACACGCGGAACCACCGTCTGCACCGGGCACTCGCTCTGCCAGCCGTTGCGTGCGGCAATGTCCGCCACTATCCGCGCGAGCGTCACCCCCTCCCAGCCTCCGTCGCGGATCGTCTTGCCGCTGCCGCGCATGCTGCTGGCCTTGCCGCGGATGACGATGGTATCCGGCGGGCCGGATAACTCCACCTCGTCCACGGTGTAGATGCCAATCCGGGTCAGCCCGCGCCCGTCATAGCCTATCTGGATCTCGACCGACGCCCCCCGCTCCGGCAACACCACGGCACCGTCGCGGTCGTCAATGCGCAACTCGAACTCGTCGGACTCCATTCCCGGCTTGTCGACCGTGCGCAGCAGCAACAACCGGTCGTTGATACGCGCGGTGATATCGGCCTTGTCCGCGATCACCCGAAATATCGGCTTCATTCATCCTCCAGGGTCAGCCCCACAACTGCACCTCGCCGGTCACCGGCACTTCGACCTCGGGCATGACGATCAGCAGGCCGGCCCGGAAGGGCTGCGGCTCATCGGCGAGCCACTGGTTCGCGTCGTAGACCGCCTCCACTGTCCCCACCAGATGCCCGTAATACTGGACGCAGAGCGTGTCCAGCAGATCCCCGTCAGACGTTCTGCAGATCGTCTCCATAGCGGACAAACTCCAGGCTGAATGCTTGTTTGCGAGGGGCGCCGCCTTGAACAAGGGCCGACTGCTCCTCCTCGATACTCGCCAGACACCACAGGCCGAGCACCTGGCCGTAACCCGTGGTCAGGCTGAGCGGCACCTGGCGCCGCCCGATTTCACGTAGCTGCTCGATTTGCCCCAGGCCGACCCGAACACCGAAGACAGCCCCCTTCAACGTCAGCTTGTCCTCCCCCTCCCCGACCGCCTGTTGCGCCGGCCGCCGGGTAAGTCGTTCCTGAGCAGCCCAACGAAACGCCGTCTGTCTCCGCAGCTCATCGAACGCGGCCGTGTCGAGATTGAAGTAGAACGGGCTACTGTTCACGTCCCGCGGCTGCATGACCAGCAGATGCGCAAACGGCTTGGAGGCGGCCGCACTCGGCGTCATGCTCGAACGCAAGCCGGTCGGGATGATGTTGGCCAGCTTGGGACTGGCAACGCCGGCGAGCCGCCCGACCTGCCCGGTAACCTTCGACACGGCGTCGGACAACGCTCCATACCGCTGATCGAGCCCAGATAGCGCACGGGCAGCACTGCTGTAGGTATTCATGACGCCACCCACCTTTGCCTGTGCCACGCCCAGGCTGCGAGTCAGTCGCAGCGCCCGGTCGCCCAACCCGGCCGGGAAGCCGGGCAGCGTGGACAGCTCATCGGCAGCGCCCGTGAGATCGGAAACCGCACCCGTGATGGGCGCCAACATGCCGTCGACACTCCTACGCCCCTCCTCCCCGGCCCGCACCACTTGGCGCAGGCCGGATTCCATCATTTCGATATACGGCATTCACCCTCCTACACATTGGGCTCATCGAACAGGGACACCCGCTGCATCTGCCCGGCAAAGTCGGCGAGCTGCCGGCGAAGCTCTGGCATGATCGCCTGGAGCAACGCCTGGGGATCTTTCGCATCCCCCTGGACAGTGAGACTGATGTTCGGCGAGAAACTGAACTCTTGTTTCACCGGCACCGGCGCCGGTTTCGCCGGCTCCGCCACCACCGCAGTGACAGGCAGAACAGCGGGCTTCGCGGGCTCTGCCGGTGGAGACCCACCGAACAGGCCGCCGCTGCCGAACAGCGCTTTGCCGCCGGCGGCCCCCAGCTCGGAACCACCCCAGGCCCCGATCATCCCGCCGATCAGGCCACCAATCGCAGTTCCAATGATCGGAACGACAGATCCAATCGCCGCTCCCGCCGCAGCGCCGGCGAGCGTGCCACCGAGGCCCCCCAGGGCCGCGCCGTAGCCTTCGGCCTTTTCGTCTCGCGTCTCCGCGTTCACGAAGGTGTCGGCCGCCTGGAGGCCTGCACCGACAAGAGCCAGCGGTCCCGCCCCTTTGGCGAAGCGCCCAGCGCCCCGGAGCACACCCCAGGCACCGCGCCCTGCGGCGCCGAGGCGCCCACTGCGACCACCACCTGCCCGGCCACGCCGACCAGAACCACCGCCCACATCACCACCCAAGCCGCCGGCGCCGGGGTTGGTCACGAACACACGTTGAACGATATTCGGATTGCCCATCATCGAGCGGCCCCGGGCAATATCCATCAGTCCACGGCCAATCCTCCAGGCGTTGACGATCCCCCGGAGCACGACCAACGCGGCACCGACGCCCACGACTCCGGCAGTTACCCCAGGTGCCGCATCGGTGAGTCGAGTAAGCCCCTGGAACAATGGGCGCAAGGCGCCGGCCGCCGCATCAGTCATCGGACGAATCGCGTCACCAACCGCCCGCATCCCTTCGTTCGCGGCCTGGGCGACTTCAGCCCAGCGCTGGGCTGAGGCCTCCCGACGCTCTCTCAGGTTCTGGTCCAGAATGCCTGTGGCCGATGCCGATTCCCTCTTCAGCGACTCGTACAGCGCCTTGTTCTGCGTGTAGGCGGTGAGAGCCGCCTTGACCTGCATATCCGCGAAGATATCGCCGGTGCGCAGTGTCTGCTCCAGGGCCTCCATCATCGCCCTGGCCTTGGCCGGGTCCGCCTCCTTGCTGATGGCTGCGGTTGCCTCGGCCATCTTCTTGGCCTTGGCTGGATCGGTGCGCTGGATGTACTGCTGGGCCAATGCAAAGCTGGCTTCCAGCGTCGACATTCCGCTTTGCAAGCCAGTATTGAGCGAGCCTTGATAGTCGATGCCAGCCTTCTGGTAGGCTCGCACAACATCGCTGGAGCCGATCTTGGCCATCCAGTTCTTCAGGTTGTTGGCCGCCTCATCGGCACCGCCGGCGGTCTTCATTTGCACCTGAAGCATCGAGCCCAGTTGCGTGACGGCATCCATGCCGAAGATCTCCAACTTGCCCATTTCCGCGAGCAGTTGGGGAAACCATCGGGCCATGTCACTGGCCTCGAACGAGCCGGCCTGCCCCTGGAAGGCGATAGCCTCCAGTGCTTTCTCCATCACCCTGGGATCGGAGATCTTCGCGTTCTGCTGGAGCGCCTGCATCATCCTCGCGGTATCCACGCCGCCGGCGCCCTGCCCCACCACGAACTTGGCCGCGACCGGAGAGAACCCCGACGCCACGTCCAGATCCATGCCCGCGCTGACCAATTGGTTGATCACATCGGCCACTTCGTTGCGCGCCATCCCGGTGTCGCGGGAAGTGGTAATGACCGTGCGCGACAGATCCCGCTCTTCAGCGGAACCGGCCACCCCAGCCTTGATCGCGATATCCCGAACGATTGCCTGGTAGTCCGCGCTGATCTTCGTAGGCACAGCCAGAGCGGCAGTACCGGCGACCGCCTGGCCGACCGTCGAGCGCATACCGGACTTCCCGGCCTCCAGGCGAGCCATGCCGCTGGCTTGGAGCTTGATGCCCTGCGCCTCGCGGGCGGCCTGGCGGAAGGCATCGCCGAGTCGCCCCGCCTCCCTGGCGTTGTCTCGCAGCACGTTACGCAGCCGGCCCATTTCCGTTTGCTGGTCCGCCAAGCTGCGCTTGGCTTGCTGGGCTTCACGCTGCGCCACCTCGATCCGGCGCTGAATCCCCCGGACCTTTTCCGCGTCGGCCTTGTTGTCGGCCGCCGCCTGGGCTTGGCGTTGCTTGTACAGTTCGGCCGCCGCCTGAGCCTGGCCCCGCAACCGCTTCGCCTCCCCCTTGTTGCCGCCCTCGGCTTGCCGGTTGGCCTCTTGTGCGAGCTGCCACTGGAGGTAGCGCAGGCGGTCCATTTCCGTCGACTGCGTAGCCAGTCGCCGGGTCCGAGCCTGATCCGCCGCGGCCAACTCGCGATTGAGCGATGCCAGCCGGGCGGTGGCTGCTGCATGCTGAGACTCCAGCGCCGCGCCGGCCCTCTGCTGTTCGCCATAGGCCCGCAAGGTGCTGCGGCGCTGTGTGTTGCCCAACTCCAACGCCGCCTTGGTCTGGGCCTTGAACAGATCCAGCTCCCGCCCTTTGGCCTGGAGCTGGTCGATACTGCCCTCGACGGTGCGGAATGCTGCATTCAGCGAACCGCTCACGGCGCCGCCGATCAGCAGCCCGAGGGAGAGTTGATTGGACGCCATAGGATTCTCTGTCGGTTGAAAGTGGCTCAGTCACCGAGCCACCAGATCATGCGAGCCAACGGCATAGCCTCGATATCGGCGACGGAGAAATGGAACTCCGCCGCCAGACGCTTGGCCATGCGCTTGTGGTGTTGAACGCTATACCCCGTCGTCCTGCACCAGGCGAAAGTAGGCGGTTTGCAAGCGCCGGTAATCGACCATTGTCAGCCCCTCCAGATCCTTTCGGCCAACCTCGGCCAGGGTCGAGAACAGGGCCAGCTCGCGCTGTGCCTCTGTCTCAGCGCCCTGCTCTTCCGACGCCAGGATGTCACGGACCGTCGGCGCGCGAAGGGTCAGCTTATCGACCTTCACGCCGTTGACCTCGGCCGTGGATCGCAAGCTGACCGTGGCGCCGGTGGCACGCAATTCCAACCATGCGGGGGTTTTCTCTTTCATATTCACTCCTTAAATGCCCAGCGCTGCGCGCGTTTCAGCCAGTTGGTCGACACCGTTGATAACCCGCAACGGCGCCAAGGGATCGATCTCGAAGACCACGCGGCCGTCGACTTCGAGCTTGTAGTAGGTGACGCCCACCGAATACTTGAATTCGGCTTTTTCTCCAGCCTTCCAATCGCCCGGATCAACTTCCTTGAGGGTGCCGCGGATCGTCGCGACCGCCGCCGTTACCTTGCCTTTCTGCGCCTTGAAGGAGCCGCGAAAGACGCCACGGAACGCTGTGCCATCGGCCAGGCCGAAGAAGTTCAGCGCCTCGCGCCGCACCCCATTGGTGGTGAACGACGACTCCATGCGCTCGAGCCCCATGTCCATGTCGATGGAGCCATCCATGCCGCCGGCGCGGAACTCGTCGGTCTTCACGGTGACCTTGGGCAGGGTCAACGACGGCACATCGCCCTGGAAGCTGATACCGTCGATGAACAGGTTAGTATTGGTCAGTACCTGCGGAATCATTGCCATTGCGCGCGCTCCTTATGCTGCGTCGAGGACTTCGGTCAGCCACTGGTCGGTGACTTCGACGCGGAAGTTGGGGTTCTCGGCCGGCGGAACGTCGGTGAATCGGATGTTCCAATACACCTTGCCTTGGGAGAGCTGGCTGGCCGTATTCAGATCGGGGTCGGCGTAGACCTCGAAGTTGATGACCGCGCCCTGGATCTTCAGGTCGCGCATGAAGGACTCCAGCCCCTCGGTCACGTCAGACACATAGGTCTTGGTGATCGAGCGGTCGACCGCCCATTTGTGCCCTGCCAGGATCGCGTCCATTACGATATCCATCGTCCGCACGCGGGTGACGAATGCCCACTTCGCATCCGAAGACAAGGTGCGGTTGCCCCACAGGCGGTAGCCGTCATCGCGGATGATCGTGGTGATGTTGGCATTGTTCAGCAGGTTGGCTCGGCAGGTCGGGTCGCCGTCCAGATACTCGATGGGCCGCGTGGTACCCGTGATCCCGACGAACTCCTTATTCGAGGGGCTGGCCCAGAATCCATACTCGGCATCGGTCCAGGCGAACAGACCCGCCACCCAGGCCGAGGCCGGAGCGTCGGTGGTGCTGCTGGTCTCGGTGTTCCAGACCTGCACCCCCGGATCGACCATGTACAGGCGCTTGCTGCCGAAGTTGGCGGCGTAGGCGATGGCGGTCTCATCATCCTTGCCCGGGCCGTCGATGATCCCGATTGCCCGCATGCGGCCGGCCAGGGCGTCCATCGCACTGGCTACTGCCTGCCGAGCGGAATGCCCAGGCGCAATCAACAGCCGCGGCTGAGCGTTGAAACGCGACTTGCCGTCCAGCAGCGCCTCCAGGCCGGTACGCTCGCCGGTACTGTTGATGCCGCCGATGATCGCGCTGGCCTGTTCTTCGGGCGTGCCCGCCGCTTCCACACCGACCGCCACGATGACAGCTTGGGCGCGCATGTAGATGGCCTCGCACGCAGCGTAGATCGGCGAACCGATCCCGAACGCCGCTGCCGCTTCCTTCTTGCTGCTGATCAGGACCGGCACGTTCGGCTTGGCGCTCGCTCCAGCTCCCGGAGTAAACACGTCACACAGACCGATGATCGAGCTGGAGGGCAAAGCAATGGTCCGCGCGCCCACGTCCACATTCGTTACCGTGACGCCATGGAAAAAGCTCATTGGTGGATCTCCTAGAATGAAAAACCCCGCACTAGGGCGGGGTTTAGTTGGTGCCTTCTTCGGCCAGCCAGGCAGGCGGCTCCGGCCTGGAGGCGGGGTCGGGGAATGCCGGGTCGTCCGGCCAATTGCGCAGGGCCTCGCGGTAGCTCATTACCTCGAGGAACTGTTCAGACGACAGGGAGGTGGCCAGCTTGCCGAGTTCGCGCTCGTCGCGATGCCGCGCCACTAGGCCATCGGTCACTATTAGTTGTGCGTCGCGCCATGCACGAGCCCGCGCGACGAGCCGCTGCTCGTCTGGCGGCGGAGGATCGACCAACATTGGAAGGCCAGAGGAATCGACGGAAATCCGCTTACCGGACTCCTGCCCGGCCAATATCCGCTCATAGAGCGCTGTACTGACCGGCACCGCATCGAGCGGCCAACCGCTGCCTTCCTCGTAGACCTTCCGCAACGAAACGGGATAGAACGCCACCGCAGACGGCGAGAAAACATAGTCACTGGAACTCATCGACCGAATGCCTCCCAGAACAATACGGATTGGAGTTGATAGCTATTTTCGAGGGTCGCCCCTGTCGTTGTCTGTCCATAGAATGCGGTGCTCGCGTCGGTGCCCGGATGGAAATAGGCGGTCTGACCAGCGAAACCGCCTAGGCATTCGTTCGGGAAAGGAATCGGAAACGTGATAGTCGCCGTCCCGTCACCCGCTACCGTCACGCGCCCCCACTGGCGGATAAATCCAGTGTCGTTATCCCGCCACCAGCCGGTGGAATAGAGCCACGCGGTCGAAGGTACACCGGCTCCAAGACTCTCCCTTGCCCCCGTGGAGTTATTCGCGCCCGTTCCCCCCAAATGTACCGGGAGAATCCCTGAAGTGATTTGGCTAGCATCGTGCGTATGCGAGACACGGGCATACACCGAGAGATCCAGATTCGCCGCGGTGTAGATTGGACTCCCGCGCCAAAGCAGATTTCCAACATCGTTCATCCCGAGGTCGCCCGCGTATACGCCGCTCCAGTGAAACCAGAGTCGCGGCGCATATTTGTAAATTCGCCCGTTCGCGCCAATCAATTCGGCTTCACGAATTTGGATGGCGGCTTGCGCGAGCCCATCGCCTGCCACCGCCGAATAGAAAATTGGACTCTGACTGTTGAATCCTGCGTTCAGCGCATCGGTAATCCCGTAGCCCGCCAACGTAGTGGGCTTGCCGCTGTTGATCTTGCTCCAATCCAAACTTGGGATATCAGCGGCGGACAACAATGCACCTGCTGTCACCAAACCTTTGGCGTTGATTGTCACCTTGGGATAGACACCGGGCACCACTCCGCTATCTGCGAGGGTCAGCGCGATGGAAATGTCCCGTGTTCCATCGAATACTGCGCTGCCTGTTGCAGCACCGCTACACGCAAGAATCCGCTCCGACGTCAGCTTCGTAGCACTCGCTGCATTACCGGTAATCGACGCCGGCAGTTGGCCCGCGCCATTGAGCCGTAGCAGCTTGTGCGGTGTTGGCTCTTCCACCGCCTCACTCTTCGCCAGGGCATCGGTGATGCCATAGCCACCCAGCGTATTGGGCTTGCCGCTGTTGATCTTGCTCCAATCCAAACTTGGGATATCAGCGGCGGACAACGATGCACCTGCTGTCACCAAACCTTTGGCGTTGATTGTCACCTTGGGATAGACACCGGGCACCACTCCGCTATCTGCGAGGGTCAGCGCGATGGAAACGTCCCGTGTTCCATCGAATACTGCGCTGCCTGTTGCAGCACCGCTACACGCAAGAACCCGCTCCGACGTCAGCTTCGTAGCGCTCGCTGCATTACCGGTAATCGACGCCGGCAGTTGGCCCGCTCCATTGAGCCGTAGCAGCTTGTGCGGTGTTGGCTCTTCCACCGCCTCACTCTTCGCCAGAGCATCGGTGATGCCATAGCCACCCAGGGTAGTAGGATTGCTGCCACTGGTTGCTCGGCCCTTCGCGTCAACAGTGAGGCTGCGGTAGGTACCAGGAGCAACCCCCGTCGGGCTCAAGGATAAAGGCAGTGTAATACCGCCGCCCTGCTCTAGCGTCATCTGCCCAGTGGCATCATTGATCGCCCGAACCTCCAACAGGGCCTTATCCAGATCTGCCACCGTCGCGGTAACTACATTGGGATCGATCAGAAGGTTAACGATTTCTGCGTGGCTGACTGCGATATGCAACCGGACGGTCTGGGTTCGCCCCGCCCCCTCGCTGACCAACGGCTTGTAGCTAGGCGCACAATCCGCTACAGCGATCAGGTCGCCATCGGAATCCTCCAGTCCCAGCTCGCGCATCCACCAGCCCCCCACTTCCTGCGGCAGAATGGCTTCGGCCACTAGCACGCTAGGACTATCCTCGGCCGCTACCAACCGGTTTAGTTTGACCCGGTAGCGCTGTCGGATAAGCGCGGTTTGCGACGGACTAGGGACCGGATCAGGAGTCTCCCCGGGCGCACCGCCTCCATCACCAATCAACATATGGGTAATGTCACGCCGCAGCCCGCCAGCCGCCGCCTCGATTTGCTTGGCAGCCCCCTTGTCGGTAAGGAAGCCCCCGTATTGCTTGCTCATGGAATGAACCTCGGGAATACATCCAAGATGTCACCATCGGTTTCTACAACCGCAGTGAAGACCTGAAGCTTGGGCTCGAAGCGAATGTCGAGCCCGACGATATGGCGACTGACCGGCCGCGCGTCATCCAGCAGGCGCTCCACCTCGCGATAGGTGGTTTCAGTGATACCGCCGCTGCTCACGCCAACCTCGATGGAGAACGTGCCGGGCTCGCCGGGCGGGTCGGTCTGCCACCACTCGGTCACCGTCAACAGGTAGCCAATTGGCTCGACCACCCGACGTAGCGCGCCGATAGTGCCCTTCCTCGCGTGGATCTCGAAGGCAGAGCGGATTGCTGCCCGCTTTGTCGGCACCGACCATTCGTTGTCCCAGCGATCCACTGACCAGGCCCAGGCCAGCCACGGCAGGATGTGTTCCGGGCAGGTATCGGGGTTGACCAGCAGCCGCAGAGGTACGTCCGTTTCTTCGTCCGTCGCGAACTCCAGGGCGCGCTCCAGCTCGGTCGCGTTGCTCGGTAGCTGACTCATGCGTCCCCCTGTACGACCTTCACGGACGTGCAGTAGGCCGCCTGAGCCTTGGTCGGCACGATATCGACCCAACCGTTCAACACCACCTTGCGAACGCCGGTGATATGCAATTGGGCGTCAATCGCCGACCGGGACACCTCGACACCCAGGCGACGGCGCGGATTGATCCAGGCGTTTATCCGACGCTGGCACTCGGCAAGGATCGCCTCGTTCTCCGACCCGACGCCTTCCATGTACACCACCGCATCGATGCTGTACGGCAGCACCTCGGCGCTCTGCACCGTCAGCCGGTCACCGACCGGCCGGATATCCTCATCACTCAGGCGGGCATAGACGGTATCGAGCAGCGCCTGGTCGGCGACGCCCTGCCCTTCGACGTGCAACACGGTAACCACCACTTCCGCCGGCCTGGGGCTTTCGGCCGTCGCATCCCCGACCAGGGCCGACGCACTGCGCGCGTGCAGTATGTAGCTGGACCGAGGCCCTGCGGTGGTCAGGCCTTCATAGGCTAGCTGTACGCGCTCCCGCAACGCGGCGTCGTCCTCCATCACCCGCTCGGTCGGCGGAACCGCCGACTCGTCGGCCTCCCGTATCACCAGGCGCTGTAGCTTGACGTTCGCCGCCAACTGGTCGAGGTCGCTACCCTCGGCATAGGCCAGCAACAACGCCTTGGCCGCTGAGTTCACCCGAGCGCGGTTCTGCATTCGACGGTAGGCCGCCTGTTCGAGAAGCTTCACCACCGGGTCGCTTTCCAGCGCCGCGTTCCACTGGTCGCCCATGTAAGCCCTGAAATCCGCCAGCTCCTCGGCATATACCGCCTCGAACTCCAACGGCTCCAGCACTTCGGGCGCCGGCAGTGAGGCCAGATCCACGGTACTCATGCGCTGACCTCCAGCATTACGGAGTCACCCAGGTACACCCCAGCCAACTCCAGATCGATCCGCCCACCCATGACCGCCACCACCCGGACACGCTCCAGGCGCAGCCGAGGTTCCCACCGGCCAAGCGCCCGCGCGACCTCGGCCTGCACGGCACTCTTCCAACCGTCGTTCACCGGCAGATCGACCAAGCGTCGCAACTTACTGCCGTACTCCGGGCGCATGCGCCGGGTGCCCAACGGGGTAGTCAGAATGTCCTCGATGGATTGCTTCAAGTGGGCCACGCCGGAAAGCGGCTGCCCGGTCCGTCGATCCAGCCCAATCATCGATCACCCCTACTTACGAACGAATTCAGCGCGAGCCACCAACCACTCGAACACCTCTTCGGTGTCGGCGACGACCTCGCTATTGCGCACCTGCACCGTCACGCCGCCGGGCATGATCAGCGTGCGCTGTCGGTAGGCCTGATCGATGAACGTCACCGGCAACTCGGGCGTCGGATGGTCTTGAACCGGCGCCTGGACGGCTTCCGCTTCTTCAGTCTTGGCTTTGGCCATTGGTCCCTCCTGAAACGACAAAGCCCGCACAAGGGCGGGCTCAGCGTTGAGTTATGTTCAGTGTGTGTGATGGTTGCTGTTGCCGGTGGTGTCCATGATCGAGCCGCCGCTGGTGATATTGCCGGTGACGTGCAGCGTACCGGCCACCGTGACCTTGCCAGCCAGCAGGATCTCGCCGGCCTGGACGGCTACCTGACCCGGGGTGACGGTGACCGAGGCGCCGCCAACGGTCGTCGTGCAGGTACCTGCCGGGAGGGTCACCGCGTAGCTCTTCGCCTGCCAGTCGTAGACCAGGGAGCCGCCATCGGGAAACCGCCAGACCTCCACGTTCGCACGGTTGTCGGGCTGGTCGCCGGCAACGCCGTACAAGCCGGGAATGAACGTTCCCATGTCGGCTACGCCGCTAGGGCTGATCAGCGCACCCTGCTCGCCGAGGCTCGGCGCTCGCCAGTGCCGCGCCGTGCCGGCGGCCAGGCTATGCCAGCGCACCCAGCCACTGATCCAAGCCCCTGCCTGCACGCGCACCCGAGCGGCCGCGAGATCCACCGCAGCAACCACGCACGGCTTGATCATCGCGGCAATCATGCGGTCATGTTCCGCTGTCGCGTAGCTCATAGCGGGATATCCTCGGGCGCGAAGTAGTCCCCCTCATGACCGGGGCCGGTGTCGGGATCGATGCCGAACAGCAGTTCCTCGCCAGACTCGTCCTTCCAGGGCCACTCCTCGGCCCCTACATAGACCGTTTGCGTCCACTCCACGAGCCAGACACAGAAGGCGTCCAGCTCAGGCTTCGTGTAGTCCTCGCCGGCCTGCACGAACTCGGCTTGCGAAACATCGTCCAGATTCCATGTCTGGCCCCGCAGCAGATGGGCAAGCTGGGTTGCCAGTTGAACGGCCTTGGTGCGGTTCTCCGCGCGCTCCCGCCCTACGACGATCCGGGCTTGCACATGCAAGATCAGTCCCACCTCGCCAGTGCCCTGGTCGGGGTCCTGGCTCGGCTCGAACTCCGACACCTCCAGCAGGATGCACGGCGCTGGCATCCGGTCCTCGATCTGCGTATCGAACGCGATAGAGCGCATACCGGCGAGCGATGCGTTCAGCTCTGCCTCAATCGCTCGGTAGAAGTCGAGCAGCACGAAGTCAGCCACGCGCGCCTCCCTTGGTCAGCTTGTGCAGTTCGTAGGCAAGTTCGCGCTGGGCGAACTCAAGCAGTTTCTGGTCGGCCCGCTTGGCCCAGGCATCGAACAGCGGACGCACGTCGTCCAGCAGCACCTTTGCCTTGGCCAAGGGAAAGCGGCCGTACATGTCCGCGTCCATCGAACCGCGGCGACCGTAGGCCATCGATCGAACGTCGCTGGCCGGGTAATCGCTCGGGTCGAAGTGCGGGCTGGCCGTTCGAATCCAGATATCTGGCTCGCCCCCGTACACACGGGCATAGAAGGCCCCGCGATAGGTTCGCCCGGCCACCGTCACCCCCGCCTTTCCCTGACGAGGCCGACCGATTCGGCTGGCCTCGATGGGGTTGATGCCAAACCAGAGCTTGCCCTGGGTACCCGAGCCACGCACCGGATACGCGATCAGCCGCTGCCGCACCGCCCGAACCGCTATGCGCTCCTTCTGGCCGACCGCCCTGGCGATATGCGTCCGCAGCCAACCGAGCGTCTTGTTGATCGCCCGGCGCTGCGCGTTCATCGCCGCCTTCGGGTACGCCGCCGCCAGAGTCGAGAAGGCCGCCATATCGGCGGCCTTCGGCTGGACGTTCAGCGTACCGCCTCGCGCGGTCACCCGATGGGTGGTACCGATAGCCATCAGTCCCTCCTCAGCAGCAGCGCGACTAGGCCGGTGCCATCAGGCTCCCGCCGCACGACGATATAGGCGCCGCCGTCTGGCGGAGGGAGATCCACGACGATTCCCTGCCCGACCTCCACGCTCGCCGCATCGCTGGCCAGAACGGTGAACCGCGGCTCACGCAATGGAAGCGGCGCGGTACCCATGCGCGGAGCTTGCCATGGGGCGGTAAACTCCCCCAGCACAGGCTCTGCCCGCCCTTCGAAATGGGCAGGGTCGCCCAGCTCATCGAACAGCAGCGCATCGAGATCAGCGAATCGCTCATGAAAGCGCATGGCTATTCGCCATCCTCGCCGCTCTGCGCTTGGGCGTGGTCCTTGGCCAGGCCGATAACGCCCGCAGCCAGCAACTCCTCCCGCAGCTCCGCGCTGGCCGGTTCGTAGGGATCGCCCTTCCGATAGATATCGCGCCCGTCCTGCACGCAACCGCTAATGACGATGTACTTCGACTTTGCGGCGGCCATGTCACACCACCTTCGCGAACAGGAAGGCATCCGGCTCCAGCAGGCCGGACAGCGCAGCAGCCTGGAGCTTCACCCAGCGAACGCTCGGCTCCTTGGTCGTCCAGCTCTTCGGGAAGCGCGACGCCTCGACCAGGCCACTCTCGATGGCGTCGAGATCCTGAATCGCCCCGTACAACATCGCGTTACGGGTGTTGGTCGAGCCCAGGATGATGCCACCCGCCGAGATCATCGGCTGCTCCTCCTCGTCGCCATCGTCGGGCACGAACCACTCATCGTAGCCGTAGAGATCCAACCCCGGATCGTTGAGATAGCCGAGGTACGTAACGCCATCAGGCAGTTCCTCGGGGTTGATCATGCCCAGGTCGACGCGACGGGTGTTCAGCTTTTTCATGACGCTTTCGTCGTTCTGGAACGCATCCAGGGCCTCGCCGCTGAACACCGACACGTTCGCTGTGCGCCCGGAATCCTTGGCAATGCGGCGCTTCCAAGTCCGCAGATTGCCAATCGGGTCGGCGCCACTGGTCCCCCACTTGCCGGTGGCAAGCGTCACCTTGTGGGTATCTTCCATCTGGAAGTCGATAACATCATCGACGCCCTCGCCCTTCACGTTGAGACGGCCGCCGCTGAGCACCTGAGCACACATCCACTCTTCACGACGGGTAATCTCGTCGTCGAGATCCGCCAGATCCTTGCCCAATTGCTCGCCGGCCCGCTGGAGCGCGGACTTGGTAGCGAACGGGTTTTCGCCAGGCGAACGTTTCAGGATCAGCTCCGCGGTGGTCTCACGCTTGGGCTGGATGTACGGCGGCTTGTAGGTGGTGCTCCGGTAGCCGGAGCGCAGCGACAGGCTCCCCGGTAGGCGGGGATGCACGAACGGAGCCATCTTGCGGGTGCCCTTCACGATATCGATATCCACCGCAGTGGTACCGAAGGTCACCGGGTTGGCGCCATTGAAGAACAGGTCACGCAGGAAGGTACGCGGCCGCACCATCTGCTCCACCGCATCGAGCATCGTGCGGCAGTCGAAAATATCGGTCATCTGGTTGAACTCCTATCAGCGAACGAAGAGGCAGAACGGGCGCAGAGCATCGACCAGGCTGTCACGCCCGTGGCCCTCGCCTACGGTGAGCGCGCCGAAACGCACATCGCCGGTCAGTTGCAGCGGCGCGACCTTGGCACCTGCCGAGGTATCGACGGCCTCCAGCAGAACCGCGCTCGGCGCCTGGGAGCCATCGTCGGCGGCGGCAACCGACAGCTTGTACTCCTTCGAAGCAGTGACCCGGCCCAGCACCGCGCCGCGCTTGAGTACCTGGCCGGCAGCGATCACACCGGAGCCGGTGGCAATGGGGAAATCACCGGCCGCCAATTGGTCCGGGACGTAGGTATTGCGTTGAACTTCGTACATGGCGGATCTCCTTTTAGCGGCGCTTGGCACCGTTCACGATGGCGGATACCGCAGCGCCACGCTCCTTGCTGGCCGCGTCGTCGCCAGCCGGCGTGGAGGCCGAGGCCCCGGTGGAGTCGGCAACGATTCCGGCGAGGGTAATGCCGCGATCAGAGGCCGCCTGGAGCAGTTGCAGGGCGGTCGCTTCGACACTGGTACCGGCTTCGATGGCAGCAGCCACCTCCTTCTCGAAGCCCTTGCTGGCCAGTGCGCTGATGCCCTGAATACGCTTGCGCTCAGCGACAGCCGCGTCGGTACGGGCCGCCTGGATCTCCTCGGCGCCGGCACTGGCCACTTCGATGGTGTTCGGGTCGATGCCGCTGGCCAGCGCCTCGCGCAGCTCCGCCGTGGTCTTCACGACTTTCATACTTGCTTTCCTCGGTTGGGTTGCGGCCGGTTTGGCCAGTTCAGTGATCAGGGCTTCCAGGCTGCCAAGTCGGTGCGCGAGGCCGGCTTTCACCGCCGCGGCGCCGACCAGAAGGCCGCCGTAGTCACCCATTTCCGGGATACGTTCAGCAGCCACGCCGAGATTGCGGGCCACCTTGTTCTCGAAGACTTCAGCCAGGGCATCGACGGTCTCGCCGATCTTCTTGCGCCCTTCTTCGGTGGTGACGTCAGGCCGCTTGTTCGGGGCGTTGCGACTGACCACCTGGTAGCGCTTCGGCTTGTCCGGTCCATCGGGCTGAACCACCGCTTCAACGATGACGCCGATGCTCCCGGCCATCGCCGTCTCGTCGACAACGATTTCCTCGGCAGCACTTCCGATCCAGTACGCAGCGCTTGCCAGGTAGCCACCGGCATAGGTAACGATCCGCTTGCGCTTGCGCCCCTCGTACACCAGCTCGGCCAGCTCGTTGATGCCGGATGCCACACCGCCCGGGCTATCGATGTTCAGTACGATGCTGCGGACTGCCGGGTCGTCGAGCGCCCGCTGAATGTCCGTGGCCAGCACCTGGGTGCTGGTGGCTCCGCTGATCTCGGTAAACAGGTTCGCGTAACGGAAGATTGGGCCGGTCACAGGCACGATGGCCACGCCGTTGCGAACAGTCACCGTGCGGGCCTTGTTCAGGCGCTCGCCTTCGCGGGTCACCAGCGCTTGGGGGTCACCCATTCGCTCAGCGATGGCCAGCAGGTTCTCCAGATGCTCGGGCAGCATTAGCCAGGGCTGCGATGCAGCCAGCTCGAATGCGCGCATGGTTATTCCTCGTCGTCGGGACCGGGCGCCGGCGGCGCCTCGGTTTCGCGGCCCTTCGGCAGCGTGTACAGGTTGTTGGCGCGGCGCTGCTCGATCTCCCGCAAGCGCTGGTTGAACACCTGCTGCCAGGGCTCGCCAGTCATCGCCGCAGTCTCCAGGGTCTCGTTCGACAGGCCGTACTCGATGCGCTTACCGGCGGCGTTAGCCTCCTTCAGCTCGTCGATGGCGCCACGCGCCGGCCCGATCCATAGCGCCTGGCAGTACGCACGCCGCTTGATCGGATCGTGATAGCCGGGCAGGTCGATCAGGCCGCGCGCCACCGCTTCGTCAATCACCAGCTCCCGGCTCGGTTGGCAGAAATCGCAGGTCAGCCACCAGCGGCGCAGACTGTAGAATCGCCAGGCTTGCAGCATGGCGGCCCGCGCAGCGCTGTAACTGGTGCTGTAATGCAACAGCACCTCGTCCGCGGGGATCTCCAGGGCGGCGCCTATCTCCTTGACGACCGCCATGAAGAACGGATCGAACTGCGCATTCGGCCGGGCGGGGTTGGCGACAACAGGCTCTTCGCCCTCGCCCAGGTCAACCACCGCCCCCTCGCCCAGCTCCAGGGCCGGTGCTTCGTCGTCGGTGGAGGCACTACCACCACCGTTCACCAGGCCCGTCATCGGCAGGCCGCCGGCGTTGTTGTAGTCGGAGCCCTTCTTGATGAACACGGTGAACATTGCCGAGATCACCGCCGCCATAAGCTCGGCGCTGCTGTAGCGCTCCAGCTTCTGCAACGGCTCCAGCACCGGCGCCAAGTACGGCGCGCCGCGCTTCTGGCCGGGCCGCTCCTTGTCCGACATGACGTGCAACACCCGGCGCCGTCCGGTCTGCGCACCGAATGCCGGTAGACGCTGCCAGGTTAGCGGCCCGGCAGTCGGCAGGTCGTTCGGATAGCCCGAGCAGACGTGATAGGCAACCGGTGCGCCGAGTCCGTTGGACTCGATGCCATCGACCAGCCCTGCGCTATCCAGGCCGTGCCCGGGATTGCAAACGCGCTCGGCCTCGATCAGTTGCAGGCGCGTGCCGAAGATGCAGCCGGGCCGCTCCTCGAAGGGTGTTGCCACCAGCACATCGCCGCCGACCAGCGACGACACCAGGGTCAGCGCCTGGAGCTGGTAGTGGTTCAACGTCGCCTCGGCATCGCACTCGGCCGGGCTGTCGGCGTAGTGGTTCCAGATCCAGTCCAGTTGAGCGTTCAGCCTCTCCGCTTCTTCACCGGAGATCCCGAGCGCCTGGTGGTCGACCTGCGCCCGACAGACCAGCCCCGTGCCGACCACGTTCGTGCGCAGGCGCATCACGACAGCCCGCGCAATCAGGTGGTTGCGCAGGGCATCCCGAGAACGGGCGATCAGCATATTGCGCTCGCCGCGGTTCAGGTCTCGACGAGGACTGCCCAGGCCAGGAATCCAACTGGCCATACTGCGGAGCATGCGTGAAGCTCCCCGCCAGCGCGTTTCCGTGCCACCGCCGCCCCCCTGCGCCATCGGCGCCGAGGGACGGGCCGCCGCCTTGGCCAGACGGAGGGCTTCGCGCATCAGTTGTTGCTCGGGTGAGCGTCGGAAAAAGCCCATGGTCAAATCTTCAGGTAGTAAACGCGGTTACGACCCCGCCCGTGCTGGGCGGCCTCTTCCTGAGCGGCGGCTGCGGCGTACTGTTGTTCGAGCATCCGCAGAGACGCCAGCTCGGCTTTGTAGACCTCGCGCTCGCCACGCTTCAGGCGCTGCCCCTTTGACAGGACGTCAGATATCGCCGCCCGGACTTCCTCCAGGCGCTGTTTCGCTGTGGTCATGATTTCCCTCAGTCAGCCGACCCGGCTGCGTGTACCGCGACCGCGCGGCACCGCCCGCTTGGGCATTGGTGCCACGGGCTGGTCGCCACTGAACAATGTGGGTTGCCGCACCTGGCGCTCCAGGGCATCCCATTCGTCATCCCGCAGAAGGTGGGTTTTCAGGCTGCGCGCGGCATGCAGGGCATACACCTCGCAATCCAGCGCCTCGTTACGCCGACCCGCCTTCTTCTGCCAAATCATCTTTGTGGGAATCCGCGGGTGCGGCGCCAACACCTCGTTGGTGAACTGCTCGAAGTAGTCTTGGCGGATATCGGTGTACCAGTGCATCCGCCCCGCCCCAGCACCCACCAGGCGCACACGGGAGTCGAGCAGGGTCTTGGCCTTGTGCGTGCCGACGATGTACACCCGCAGGCCGTACTTCGCCGCCTTGGTGTTGTCGCGCGCGGTATCCACAGAGGCAGACGGCCGGGAGAAAATCTCTTTCTCCAAGCTATCTCGGGAGGCCCCCTTGATCGCCATGATGTTGAAGCGCTGGCGGTCCCGGACGTACGCGTAGACGGCGTGGTTGGTGTTCCCGTCAGAGCTGTCGATGCTCACCGCCGATATAGCCAGCTCGCCGCCGCCCTCCATCGGGATCGGCTTTGCCAGCAGCGCATCCAGTTCAGACCAGACCCCATCGCTGGGGTCGGCCGGATTGCCGCGCAGCTCGTTCCAGAACAGACGCCAGGACTCCTCCCCACGCCCCCAACCGACGACAATCACCGCCAGGCGGTCGCCTTGTACGTCCACCCCTGCGGTAGCCAGCAGCACGCCAGCCGGTGCCGTCCATTCGCCGTAAGCCTCGGCGCGCTTCACCAGCTCCTCGATCCCAGGCGCATTGCTCTTGAACTCGTAGCTTTCACCCTTCGAGCTGTTCACGAACGCGATCATGGGGCCGATGTTGCCCTGGGCGGCGGCATGCTCGGCCTGTAGCCACTTCTCCATCAGCACCGCGAAGCGTGAGCCGTAGAACGTCGCGATCAGCTCGTTCATGTCGTAGCCGGCTATACCGCGGAACTCAGCAGTCGCCACCCAGCGGCCATGCTGTAGGTTCGCGTTCTTCTGCGCGTCGTCCCACACCGACCCGCAGTGCGGACAGGCGTAGTAGGCCAGCTCGGGGCGCTTGTGCCCGTACACTTCGTGATACTGCGTCGGATCCTCCGGGCAGTGCAGGTGATCGAAGCTCAGTTCGTGCTCCTGGCCGCAGTCGTGGCAAGGAACCATGGCAATGCGCTTATCCGACAGCTCGTACTCGGCATCGATGGCCGACAGCCCCTTGAGCGTCGGCGTGCCGCCGATGATCACCTTGGATCGTCGGTAGGTCTTCAGCCGCTCCTTGGCCAGCTTGATGCTGTCGCCCTGCCCCCTTAGGTTCAGGTTGCAGTCGTCGGGCTCCTCGACGCCGACTCGGGGTACCGGCGTTGACTTCACGCTGGAGGGGCTGTTGGAGCCGACCAGCTTCAGGAAGCCACCGGGGAAGCGCTTGAAATCTTGCCGCTGTTGGAGCTTGCGGCTGCGAAGATCGATCTTCTTGCGCAGCCGAGGCGTGGCCTCCACCATCGGCTCCAGTTTCTCGGCCACATACTGCTTCGCAGCTTCGGCCTTCGGAAACAGGATCAGGATCGGCGAGGGGTCAAGATCGATCCATTTGCCGAGGGCGTTACCCAGCACGCCGGAGGTCCATGCGACCTGGGCGGACTTGCGCCCGACTACCTCGGTCACATTCGGATCGTCCAGGGCCTCCAGAGGACCACCCGGCCACACCAGATGGGGGGTCACCTCGAACCGATACGGACCAGGCTTCGCCGCCTCCTCGGGAGACAGCCAACGGTACTTCCGCGCCCACTCGGCAATGCTCATCCGCGGCGGAGGAGACCACTTGCGGGCCATACGGCGAACGGCGTTAATCGCCGTCTTCTTCAAAGCCCTCTTCAGGGAGCGCGTAGTCAGTATCCCCGTCTGACGGGGCGTCATCCGGTTCATACTCGGCCAGTTTCCTTAGGGTCTCTTCCATCGGTTCGCGAATCAGGCTTTCGTCGATCTCAATGCCATAGCGGGCCGATAACGACGCTGCCAGCGCGTCGGGGTAGGTGTTGAGCAACTCGACCTTGGCCGCAGTGATCATCGCTTCGTATGCGGTCGCCATATCGGCCACCAACGCCACCTCGCCCACATCGCGGGCCAGGGCGATCTCCTCGCGGTCGGCGCGCAGCCTGTCCAATCGGTCTCGTACCGATTCTTTCTTGCCGTTGAGGGAGGCGACCTGCACCAGCCAGCCGATCACGTCTTCGGTGTCGTACTCGTTCTCGTTCCCGCGACCGAGCCCGACCGACACCACCGGCATTCCCTCACGCTGCCACCGGCTCAAGGTGCGTTCGTCGCGCCCGACGATCTCGGCCAGGTCGGCTTTCGTCACTCTGCGACCCATGCTAACCCCTTGAAAAGACGGACATTCCTGTAGAAATCACAGCTAGAGGGAAAACGCGAGTCCGCGTACCCGTATAGGGCCGGGGACCGGGGAAGGACCCAAAAAATCGGGATTTCAGGGGGGGCTGGCCGGCCCGCCCCGCTGCTCATCGCCGGCCGGCGGCATCCCGGCGCGCCGGGCAAGCCAGCGCGTGTAGAACCCCGAGGTCACATCGGCGCCGAGGCACGCGACCACGCTACCGAGCGCGGCGGCAACCGGCAGCCCCGCACCGCTCGCCGTGGCGAGCAACACCGAGGCCAGGCCGAACACCACCGACGCCCCCGAGCGTAGCAGGACACGTTTGAGCAGATCGCTGACCGTCAGCCCTGCCGCCTCGGCGCGCCACAGCTCCCCGGACAGGCCGGCCATCGACACCAGCACGAACAGCCAGGTCGGGATATCGCTCAGCGTCTGCTGAACGTCGTTCTCTGTCGCCATGTTCACCTCGGTCTGAGTGGTGGCCCGCCCCCGGACCCGACGCCCCGCCTGGCAGGCCAGAGGCGCCGAAATCGAGCCAATAAAAAACCCGGCGCGATGGCCGGGTTCGGATGATGTGGAGCGTGTGCCTCAGTGGCGCACCTCTACGAGAGTGCCTACTTTTTACCCCTTCAGTTCGGTGGCAGCAACCCAGTTTTATTGCCATCCCGAGCTTATCCCGGAGTCGCCCCAAACTCGTCCCGGACTCGTCCGGCGTATATCCATCTACGGTTATCAAGCGCCTCCGGCGCTGTCCTACTGGTCAGTAGGTGGGTCAGCAGGTGGGACAGATAACCCATTGTTTTATATGGCGTTGTCCTACTGTCCCACTTGTCCTACTGCTTTCTACGCATATAAGAGAAGAATAATAAGAGCGCACGCTACGCGCGTGCGCGCGATACGCGCCTATGTGCGGGCGGGTATGTGAAAGGTGGGACAGTGGGACAACCCCAGCAGCGACGGGGCTTTGCGCTGTCCCGCCTCGAAAAACGAAGCGGGACAGAGTAGGACGGTGGGACAGCGCCCGGCCAAGTCAGGCCGCCCGCCGCAGCAGGATTTCAGCAATGGCCGCATGGGCCAGGTGCAGGCGCTGGTAATACTGGGTTCTACCGCACCCGCACGCTTCCCATTTCATCGGGTCCGACATGTCGTAGTCCGTGTAATGCAACCGCACCACCCGCTCGATGGGCGGCGGAAGGTGCTTGTTCACGATCAGCTCAATGTCCGCCGTGCGATCCAGAGGACAGCGAGCCCCCGCCGTGGAGCGAGTCAGGTTTCCCCTTGTCGCCATCAGCATAGCAATCACATTGCTCCCGCCGCTAGCGTTCCCGGCAGAGCCTACGCCATTCGGCGGGTGCAACTCGGCGGCCCAGGTCCGTAGCATCTCGTCAATTGGCTTGATCAAAATGCGGCCTCCCTCTGCGTCGGCTGTCCCTTCCACGACGGCGGCCGCTCGTAGCCCCACGGTCGCACCGGCGACTTACCGGATGCGGGTAGACGTCTGCGCCGCCAGCCCAGCCGGTGCATGATGTGGCCAACTCGCATCTGCTCCGGCTTGCCCCAGTGCCCGTAATCCAGATTGAGCGCTTCGCCCAAGATAGCCGCACTGGTCACGGTCTCGCCGACGTATCCCTCAAGCCAGCCGATCAGCTTGTGCTCCCAGGCGTCAACCGTGTAGCGCTTGTCCTGCTCCTCCTCGAACAGCGCTCGCTCCTCCCGCGAAACCCACCACGGATCGCCGGCCCGGTAGCAGAACAGTGCTTCGGCCCATAGCTGGTCCCGGATCTCGCGCAACAGGTCAAGATCCACCTTCGTGCAGAGGACCGGCCAGTATCGACGGTTGCCGGTGGTGTCTTTCAGGTACTCGTCCTGGTTGGTCGTACCCACGAAAACACACTGTCGTGGCACATCGCGGGTTCTGCGGCCGTAGCTCTCGCGGAAGGTATCGACCGAGGCCGAAAAGAACTGCTTTGCCTTCGTGCTGTCGGCTTTGTTGAACGCATCCAACTCGCCCAGCTCGCTGATCCACTTGCCGCGCAACATCTGGAACGTCTCTTTGTCACCGAGCACGAACGGGGTATCCATGAACCACTCGCCGCCCAGCACCGACATGGCGGTCGACTTGCCTTCGCCCTGCAACCCTTCGAGGATCAGCACCGTATCCATCTTGCAGCCCGGGCGCATAACACGCGCAACAGCGCCGATCAGCCAGCGCTTGCCGGCCTTCATCGAGTACGGGGTCTCCTCCACGCCCAGGGCCCTGTTCAGCCAATGCTCGATCCGCGGCGTACCGTCCCACTCCAGGCCCTCAAGGTACGCCCGCACCGGGTGAAAGCTGTTCTTGCTGGCCACCACCGACACCGCTTCCAGCACCGGCGGCACCTTCGTCAGCAAACCGTACTGCTGGGCCAGCCACTCGCACGCCAGCATGTCGTCCAGATCTGTCCACTCCCCCGTACCACCACCATAGGGCGGCGTCCGCAGCTTCATCGTCTTGGCACTGAACTCGTCGTAGCCGAGCACTCCGTGCCAGCGCTCATCGTTCTGTAGGATCAGACTGATGTTCACCATGTGCGCTGCCAGGCCGCCGCCCTTGATCCGCAGAAGGCAGTCACGCCAGCCCCCCTCAGCGGGTGGTCGGACCACCGCCATGACCTGGGCCCGGACCACCTCCAGCCCCTCGGCACAGTGCAGGTCGTTGAAGTCAGTCCAGCCCTCCTCCCTCTCGCTGCCGAAGCGAGGGAGTACGAACTGGCCGCCGAGGATCGTAGCGGCGTTCTCCGCAGCCTGAGCGCCCGGATTCCAAGGCGACCCGTCCTGGCGGGTGGTCTTCCAGTCGTCATCGCCGCAGAAGATCAACGGCCGAGACGGATACTCGGTCTGCATCGCCTTGCCGACCGGCAGCAGGTTGCCGGCATCGAAGGCAATAGCCACCGCACAGCCCGTCGCCATATGCAGGCTGACGCCGGTCGCGTACCCCTCGGCAATCAGCACCGGCTCGCCGGGTTCGGGGCGCGGACCGATCAGGCAGAACGCTCCTTCCTTCTGCATGCCATAGGGCCAATACGCCTTGTCCCGGCCGGTATCGGGCTGCTTCTCGGGGTAGATGATTTGCAGTCCCACCAGTCCCTTGAAGGTCCGCATGGGCACCATGAAACGCCCGCCGTAGCCGTAGCGACCGCCGATCCCGACGATCTGCTTGCGGTCGAGATACGGCGCCTTGCCCTTCTCCGATAGCCGTTCCCACAACCGCGCTGCGCCCTGGGCGGCACGCATCGCTGCATAGGCGGCCTTCGCTGCCGCCTTGCGCTTGGCCTCTTCCTGCCGCGCATGCATCAGCTCGCGCTCCTCGGCAGTCAGGCGAACACCCTTGAGCTTGAATTTCTCGTTGAGATCCTGCCGCCAGTTGCCGAAGCGCCCGAAATAGAGGGTCTTGCCGCTGGCAGTGGTGTATTCGTGCAGGACGTACCAGCCAGTTGCCTCCCCGTTCCGGTCGCCCTCGACCTTGCAGCGCACCAGCTTCCCGAACACCCAGCCCGGGCTCCGCTTGGTGAAGGGTTCAATTCCATGGTCTCGAAGCTGATTCAGCACTTCGTCCAAGGCTTCGTTACTCACCGGCGCCCCCTCCGCTCGTTGAAGGACTGGCATTCAATGCAGGTTTGGCACCCCGGCACAGCTTCGCGACGGCGCGGCGGGATCGGCTCGCCGCAGCACTCGCACTCATGAGCCGATTCGCCAGCCACTACCAGCGCTCGGGCAGCCAACGCCGCCTCCATGCGCTCCAGCACCAGGTCATTGGCGTGATCCGCGATATCAGCCATTGGCCACCTCCCCGCGTTCGGCGCCCTTGGTGGTCTGGTGGACGTAGCGAGCCCGCTCGTAGAGGCCAACCGCCGCGCGGATGATGCTCATCGCCAGCTTTTGGGTTTCGGCCAGCTCGGCCGCATCGATGCGGCCGTCCTCGATATGGCGCGCGATGGTGGTTGCCGCATTGGCCGACGTGTGCAGGATCTCGCCGGCGCCGGCAATCAGGCTGGCCGGCACATCCTCGAACTGAAGCGGCGAAACGAAGAACCACAGGCTGTCGCCCAGCTCGGCATGCAGCGCATCGAGCACGACCGCCCGCCCCTCGGCCGACACGTACCGCAGGAAATCGAGCACGTCGTAGATGTTGAGGATGTGGCTGGGATGGTTCGGGTCAAACTTGTGGGCCGTGGTCGAGACATTGCGGCCGGTGGAGTGTGCGAAGCCGGTAATGCCGCCGTGGCACATCCGCTGATTGCGGGCAACGAGGTTGAGCGCTTCGCCCAGGGGAAGCACCTCGCGGCCCATGCGGTCGAACTGATCCGCGAACGAGGGTCGGGACATGGCAATTATTCCTTGATGCTGCCAGTGCCACGGAGCCATCAACCGGGTTAGAGTAGGCGCCGTGGTCACATTGCATGGTGGTCACAAGGCAGATGGCCGCTCTGTGGTGGAAACGCCAACTGCCACGATGGCCGGGTGATCGGCATCCCTGATCACCCGACCGTTACAGCCAGCAGCTCTGTGGTGGAGAGGCTGGCAACCCCGAGGCATCCGTGCCTCGGGCCTGGGAAGCTCGGCCGGCTGTGGTGGTACTTAGCGTGCTGCTCCAGCCGGCCTGGCTCCCCTCCCTCGGTGGTGGCGAGGGTTGTTACGTTGACTAGGCAACAGCCAATCCATCGTCGCGCTCGCCAAACACGTCCGGCCGCAACCGGTGGCGACTGACGCCGGTCAGAGCCTCGACCTTCAGCACCATTTCTGCCGGGCAGTGCCCACTACCTCGCAGATAGTGAGAAATCATTTGCTGGGACAGATTGACCCCGAACGCGGCGAGCTTTCGTGAAAGCTCGGATTGGCCCCCTGCCCGGGAAATCGCAAGCTGAAACGCGACTTTCATTGGTTCTTGATCTGACATAAGGCTTCCTCGGATGGAACTGGCGCCCAGCCTACAAACAAAGCTGTCGAATTTCAACAGGCACTTTTGTTTGAGAGGCAACAAATCCTTTTGTAGCGTTCACCCCATGAACACACCAACTGAACGCCAAGCTGCAATTGCCGCCACGATTCGCAAGCGCCGCGAAGAGCTGAAGCTTTCCCAAAGCGAGGTAGCGAAAGGGGTCCGCGAGCTGCTAGGCGGCCAAGCCTTTACGCAACAGTCCTATGCTGCAATTGAGCAAGGGAAAACCAAGCACTCTAAATACCTGGCAGTCATTGCCCGAGTGCTAGGCATTCCCCCTCAATCGGTGGACCCCACGTTTCCCGCCGCCGCAAGCATCATGCCCCCTACAATCACAGCGGCAGAGCGGGCAACAGTAGCCGGCCCTACAGGGAGGAAATTGCCAGTGGTAGGCTCCATTGCAGCAGGCGCCTGGGTAGAGGCAGTCGATTTATTCCAGCCGGGTGATGCTGAGGAATGGGTAGATGCTCCAGGGCCTGTAGGCCCGGATGCCTTTGTTTTGATTGTCGACGGGATAAGCATGAAGAATCCCACCGGCCCCTTGAGTTTCGAAAGCGGAGACCGCGTGGTCATCGATCCATCAATCGAGGCAAAGCCGGGGGATCTTGTCGCAGCGAAGCTGACCAACTCTAATCGCGTCACGTTCAAACGCCTTCAGATGGAAGATGGCGAGTGGTATTTGGAAGCACTGAATCCCGCTTGGGAACCCCGATACATTCGCGTCAACGAAGAATGGCAGATATGTGGCAAGGCGGTTTGGCGCGTACAGAAGCTGTAGCAACAAACAAAATCTACAAACAAAACTGTTGACCATCCAACAAAACAAACTGTAGCTTTACCTCGACTCTCCACCACAGAGACGAGGTAACACCATGCAACGTTCCGCCACGGTACACGTCCACCCGGCCTGTACCTCCTCCCCCCAGCAGATCCAACGCCTCCAGGCCGACACTGGCTGCCTTGTCGTCATCTTCAACGGCAAAGCCCAGCTTGTAGCCAGCCGCACCCCGGGCCGCCGTCATTCGGTAACCGCCACCTCCCCGTTTGGAGGTGACGCAGCATGACCTACGCACTCCGTCAACCGTCCTTTGTGCGGCTCAAGGCTCAACTCAGCCTAAACGGCCGCTTCAACCACGCCCTCTACGACGCCGAAACCCGCCAGGCAGTCCACGCCACTCTTGACATTGAGCGCGGCGCTGAACAGGTCAGCGTCGTCGTTCGAATGGGCTCCACGCTGAATAGCCTGGGCCTCCCTATCGATGCCCCTTCCAACGCCAACACCGTGGCCGACTACCTCGAATCCATCGCAAATGGCCGCCTGGACACGGCGGACGACACCCCGGCTCGCCGCCGTTTCAACCAAGCAGCGTAGGAGGCCGCGATGAAAGACTTGTCACTGCACCAGGCAGCGCAGCGCCTCGGGCTGACCCGTCCCGAGCTGATCAAGCGGATGAAGGCGGCCGGCCTGCTCGACAGCAACACTCTTCCAGCCGCTCCGGTCCGCGACCGCCTCTACCTGCGCGCAAAGGAAACGCCCTGGCATCACCCCGAACTCGGCATGCAGTACAGCCACTCGACGAAGGTGCGCCCGGCCGGAGTGGCATGGCTGGCCGACAAGCTCGGCATCCCTCGCGTCTGCCCGCCGGCGGCCCCGGACCGCCGCGAGGTTGGCTGACGAGCCCCGGCCCCGCGAATACGCCCGCCAGATCGTCGCCCTTCGAACCAAAGAGGAACGCAGGGCGGCCCTGGAGCGGGTGCCGGAAGACTTACGGGAACTTGTACGAACCCACGTAGAGATCGCCTGGAACCATCCCAAAGGAGGCAAGGCATGAAACGCAACCCGACCACAAAGCAGGCAGTGCAATCCGCACTTGCATACCTACTGCGGCAGACCCTTCGAATAGCACGCGAAGCGGAAAGCGACTATTCCATCGACGATGCCCAAGGGCGCGCTCGCGGAGCAATCTATCTGGCCTATCACAGCGACGCGATCACCGCCGCCGCTTTCGACGCACTGATCAGCCTCGTACAAAACGCGACGCATGAGCGCCGTACAGAACTGATCTACGGCCAACCTCCATACACCGGCGCGAAATTCGCCAAGACTCTCCGCGACACTGCACAGGTTGCTGCATGAGCACTCCGCACGACAACCAACCCGAGCTTCGCTTAACCCCGGCCCCGCGACCGGAGACGGTGGAACTCCTCTACCGCACCTTCGGTGACGTGCTGATCCCGCTGGAGCACCTGCGCATTCGGTACTTCCACAACCTCAACGAAGACACGTTCAGCCGCTCGATCAAGGAACGCCGAATCCGCCTGCCCATCACCACCGTCGACCCGAGTCAGCGCGCCCAGCCATTTGTCGATGTGCGCCACCTGGCGGCCTGGATCGACTCCCGAGCCTGGCAGGCCGACGAGGCATACGCCCGCCTCGGCAGTAACGAGTAACCACACCGGCCGCCACCACCGGCCACCCACGACCAATGGAGAAAACCACCATGCATACCCAACACATCATTCTCGCGGCCACCACGCTTGCAGCGCTGCTGATCCTGATCACCACCGCCTACCTTGCCGGGCGCAAGGACAGAAAGAACGCGCAACGGCAGGCGGTCGACGAGGCGCTCTATCTCTGCCGCGTCTCGCACGGCCAGGAACTGACTGCGCTGCATACCGACCTGATCAAGCTGCGCACCAATGCCCAGCGCCTGCAACAGGTCATAGATGAGCAGCAGGAAGAGATCAGCGACCAGGAGGAGCTTCGTCAAAACATCGAAGCCGAGGCCACCGAGAAACTAGCGGATTGGCAGCAGCGCCACGAAGAGCAACAAGCGGAACTGAAGCACCTGGAGACGGAGCTGGAGAGGTATATCACGACCAATCATCGGCAGGCTGAGACCGCAAAGCTCCTCCGCGAGCAGAACTTGGCCGCCGAAGAACTGGACGCCATCCGCACCGCCAGTCGCCTCCTCAGCGGCCACGCTCGACAGTTCCAAAAGACCGGCACCACCAAGCGCAACGCAGACGCCGAAGCCCAACAGCAGCTCGCCGCGATCCTCCAGCGGCTCGCCATCACGAAATTGGCCAGCCAGAGCGCAGACGCCGAAGCGCAGGAGGCGGCATGAACTACTCCAGCCTCTCCGCTTCCGACCTGCTGAAGCACCGCAGCCACCACGTCGACAGCCTGACCCGCCTGCGCCGCGCCCGGCCGCAGTGGCACGAGGAGGCTGCTCGACGCGCGGAAATCACGATGACCGATATCAGCGACCAGATCCGGGAGATCGACGAGATCCTGCGCCCCAGCGGCTGGGAATCGGTCGACCTCGACTACTCCGGCGACACAGCGCCGATGTGCATGTGAGGCCGACCATGAACCGGATACTCGACATTCTGATTCCCCGCTTCATCACCGAGCAGGTGGCGCTGATCGACGCAAACGGCCAACTCGAAATCGCCTGCGCCCTCTCCAACGTGCGGCCGAACGAGCGGTTCGACGGGATCGCCACCATACGATCCTTCAACCTGGCGGGCTTCGCCTTGTTTCCGAAGATGGTGGACGGCCCCCACGCATGGCCAGTGCAACTCCACCCGAGCAACAAGGACTCGGCGGATGTGATCAATCTCCCGCCCTGCCCCTGGTGCGAGGGCCCCCCCGTCGTGCTGGTTGCTCGCACGTTCTCACCCTTCGGAACGGTCCGGGAAATGACGACCTACGGGTGCGAAGGCCTGGACGTCGACGCCTATGTGTTCTGCCACGAATGCGGCTGCGAAGGCCCGAAGTGCGAAGACGTGATCTTCAACGCCGAAGACTTCCGCCGCGTGGAACGCGAAGGCGCCCGCCTCTGGTCTGAGCGGACCAGCCGGAACCGGCATCTATTCGATTCGAACGCGGCCGATGGCCACTGCGTCTACCCGAGGAGCGCCCAATGACCGCCCCTATCTCGGCTGGCTGCGTAGCAGCACTCCGCCAGGGCGGCACCCTGGCACACGCCACCCACAGCACCCAAGCCCCGGCCGCGCAGAAGCGCGGCGGCGGCCTGGCACGTCGCATCCAACTGATCGCCATCGCCCAAGGCCGCCAACCGATGCCCGAGGGTGGCGCTATAAAAAGCCACTGCTGCGCAGCAGCAGGCATATTCCAACCCAACCTTCAGCACACGCCGAAGGCACGCATACCCCACGAAAGGCTGCGCCGGGGCGCGAAGCACATAGCCACGCTTCGCTTAATGACTCGCTCGCCCGCGCAGCTTGTCGAGGGGGGAAAACGCCCACCGAAGCCCACCGATAACGCACTGATCCGCACGCTGTGCGCGCAGATCCGCGAGCAGAATCAAGAGATTGCCGCGCTGCGCATCGCGAACACCGACCTCCTCCAGCGCCTGGAGAAAGCCGAAGGGGGACGGGCATGAGCAGCTTTCAGCAGCACCTCCACCAGGCAGCCCAACAGCGCGCGCTCCCGTTCCAGAAAGAGCTTTATGTCGACCTCTTCGCCGGTGCCGGCGGCGCAAGCAGCGGGGGTGCTCGCGTCTATCGAGATCCAGACATTGCAATCAACCACAACCCCATTGCCATTGCCGTTCACCGAGCCAATCACCCGAACACCCTCCACTTCAGGACAGACGTTTTCGAAGTAGATCCGCTAGAGGCTACCGGCGGGCAACCCGTGGGCATTCTGTGGGCCTCGCCCGACTGCCGCCACTTCAGCAAGGCCAAGGGAGGCGCGCCTCGCAGTAAGCGGGTCCGCTCCCTCGCCTGGGTCGTGGTCCGCTGGGTACACGCTACGCGCCCACGTATGTTCTTCCTCGAAAATGTGGAGGAGTTCCAAGACTGGGGGCCTCTCGACGAGTCCGGCAAGCCGATCAAGAGCGAGGCCGGCCGCACGTTCAGGGCATTCATCGCTTGCCTGACCACCGGCTTGGCCGAGGACCACCCGGACATGCCCGAGATAATCGACGCAATCGGGCTTTGGGTTCCCAGGCAAGCACTGGTGCGTGGCCTGGGCTGTGATGTTCAGTGGCGTGAACGCCGAGCAGCCAACGCAGGCGCCCCGACAATCCGCAAGCGCCTATTCATGATCGGCCGCACCGACGGACGCCCGATCGTCTGGACCTCCCCGAAACGTCACCAGGCTCCGCAGCCGGGCCAGCTACCTTGGCGCTCTGCCGCTGAGTGCATCGACTGGAGCGACCTGGGCACCAGCCTGTTTGACCGCGCGCGACCACTGGTGGACAACACCTGCCGCAGGGTGGCCAAGGGGTTCTGGAGGCACACCGTCATGGCCGACCAGCCCTACCTTGTCCCGATGGATGCTCAACACCTGGCGGCGGCCAGTCTCACGGAGTTCGCCAACGCGAGCAACCAACGCACCTTCAGCGTGGCCGAGCCCCTGCGGACGCAAGTTGCCCAGGTCAAGGGCGGACACTTCGCACTGTCAGCCGCAACGCTGGTAGAGATCGGCTACGGCGAGCGAGCCGGACAAGCCCCCCGCGCCCCCGGTTTGGCCAAGCCTCTAGGCACCGTCGTGGCGAGCGGTCGGAAGCACGCACTGGTCACCGCAGCGATGGTGACGCTGCGCAAGGGCTCTGTGGGCAATGGGCTCCTTCAGCCGATGAACGCCATTACCACCGGAAGCGGGCACCACGCCATAGCTGCATGCCACTTCGAGCAAGCCAACGGAGGGTTCTATACCGGTGACGGTCGGGCTGCCGATGCGCCGCTCAGTACGATCCTGGGACGCGGAACGAACCAACGCCTGGCTACTGCGTACCTGGTGAAATACTACGGCACCGGCGGCCAGTGGCAGGACATGCGCGAGCCCATGCATACGCTTCCCACCAGAGAGCGCATGGCCCTAGTTACGGTGACCAAGGTTCCTGCCAGCATCCTGCCGCCCGAGCTGCTGGAGCGCGCAAAGCGGTGCGCGGAGTTCCTACGCAAGTATCTGCCGGAGCACTTCAGCGAGCCCGCCGACGTGGTGCTACTGGGGGACTATGCCCTGGTGGACTTCACCCTGCGCATGCTCAAGGCACCGGAGCTGAAGATGGCGCAGGGCTTCAGCCCCGATTACATCATCGATCGCGGCTTGTTCGAGACCGCCGATGGCCAACTCGAATGGCGCCCCATCAACAACACCGAACAGATCCGCCTCATCGGCAACAGTGTTTGCCCGGATGAAGCGGAAGACCTCATCGCCGCCAACGCCGCGGACCTAATCGACCTTTACCAACGGGAGGCAGCATGAGCCAGAAGACCCAACCCGACAGCATGCCCTACGCCGAGGCGGTCGACCTTCCAGAGATCAGCGTGGAGCACTCCACCGAGTTTCTGACCGGTTCCGCACCGTGCGCCGGCGTATCCCGACCACTGCCCGCCGCCTGGCTAGGCCAGCGCGGCATCTATCGCTCCAGATTCGAAGCCGTCTGCAACGGAGAGCAGTTGGTGGATCCGCTGACGCTGGGGGAGTTGATCCAGCGCGCCTGGCCTTCCCCTTCGACGGAACTCGCCGAGCGCGGCACGCAGCACCGTTTCAGCACCACCGAACAGACCTGCCGGCACGACTTCTATGGCGTCTGGTGGAACGATAGCGGCGTGACAAAGACCGGCCGGGAGTGCCGGCACTGCGGGTTCTTCGTGGCGGACATGACCGAGGCGGCGGCCGAGCAGGCAGAGGCGGAGCGGCCGGAGGTAGTGGCCTATGCCGATCCGGTAGCGTTCGCCACGTTCAAGGAGCGCGGCCATGAAGGCGGGGTTGCAGGACGGGAATGGATGTGGGCGGAGCCGGGTGCCGCCCTTGTTGCGATGAGCCGAACTGATGAGTGCGAGCGCATCGTCGGGGCGCTGCGGGCGGAGAACGCGAAGCTGAGTGAGGACCTGAACCGCCTGTCTATCATTCGCGCCAGGCTGAATCTGAGACTCGACTTCGCCCTGGACAAGATCTCGAAGCTTGAAAGCCGGTGGCGGCACGGTGAGTCTCCGGAAGAACGGTTCGAGCACTACATATCGAACACCATTGACAGAGCACCGGAGCCACTGCGCCGCCTCGGCAATTGGTTGAGCCACGTTCTAGACGAAGACCAGTGGACAACCGCTGAGCGGATGCTCACGGGTGCTTGTGTCGCAGCGGAAGAACGAGCCGCGGCACAAACTCAGCACAGCGTGCCGGAGGGCTGGAAGCCGGTTCCGATTGAGCCGCTTCTCAGCATGATGAGCGACAAGGACCACGACACCAGAATCATGGCTGAGCGCCAACTGCTTTCCATACTCGCCGACGCGCCCGGCAAGGAAGTGCCGCAGGCATGGCTCGACGTTCAAGCCGAACGACGCCGGCAGGTCGAGGCCGAGGGCTGGACGCCGAAGCACGACGACGAGCACGCCGATGGACAGATGGCCCAGGCAGCCGGCTGCTACGCGCTCCACGCCGGCGGAATCGGCACGGACTGGCCGGACGGTCGTCAAAATGGCGCTGCACTGTTCTGGCCTTGGTACAAAGATTCGTGGAAGCCGACCACCCCACGCCGCGATCTGGTCAAGGCCTGCGCCCTGGCGCTGGCCGAGATCGAGCGCCTGGACCGAGCAGCAGCGACTCAGGGAGGGCCAAGCGATGCGTAGAGCACTGACCGCCCTCGGCATCATCGCCGCCCTCGGCCTGGCAGTGGTGGGGCTGGTGGAGATATTCCCGATCCTGCACACGTTGGCGGCCTGGCAGACGGGGTGCTTCGGATGAAGCAGAAACCAGGCATCCGCCCAGCGAAGGCCCGCCGGATCAGGGGCACATGCCCGCCAAGGCTGGTCCCGTCACCGGTGAGCCGGTGCATCCTACCTGAAATCATCCATGCCCGCGGCCCAACGGAAAGGGTCGCGGAACAGCCCGGCCGGAGAGTTGGGATAGGTAACGCCCAATGAACACCCTGTTTCTGTTGATGGCTCAGTACGATGGCGCCGCCATCATTCCCCTCGAACGCGTCTGCGCCGACTACTTCAGCCACCTGACTCCCGAGAAAATGAAGATGAAGGTAGCGGCCGGCGAAATCGACTTGCCGCTGGTGCGCATGGAAAACAGCCAGAAGTCTGCGCGTGGCGTACACCTGACGGACCTGGCGAACTACCTTGACGAACGGCACAGAACGGCGAAGGAGGAGCACGAAAAGCTCATGGGGCGCAGAACCCTGCGCCGTGCATCCTGACCCTGCCGCCTACCGGGCCTCGTTCGTGGGGCCCTCTATTATCTGCTCCAACCACGGCCAGTCTTCGTACTTGTCGCCGTTCCCTCTCAGATGCGTGTAACGCCGCATCGAATTCCAGTCCCGATGGCCCGAGACGCTGGCCACGCGCGGAATATCCCATCCGATTTCGAAAAGCCGACTGATGCCATCATGGCGCAGGTCGTGAAAGTGGAGATCATCGATCTCCAAGAAGCTGCAAGCCCTGGTAAACGAAGCGCTGACCGACTTCGCGTTGTAGGGGAACACGAACTCCTCGCGCCGGGGCATCGAATGCAGAATGCGCCATGCCTGGTCTGGCAGGTGGCACCAGACATCATTCCCGTATTTCTGGCCCGGATTCTTCATGTCCGTGATCAGCACTGCCTGGCGTGCTTCGTCGATGGCGTCCCAGCGGATCCGGGTGATCTCTTCCTGGCGGCGCGTTGAGAAAATCGCAAAGCCGATCATCCGAACCATGTCGATCTGCTGCTTGCGACGCTCCCGCATTTCAACGAAGTGGGCAAGGATGGTGTCAAGCTCTTCCAGAGTTGGGCGCCTGTCCCGCTCGTTGCTCCTAGAAACGCCTCCCATCTTGCGCAGAACCCGCCTGGCGTCGGCCATGGCCATCGGGTCCACCTCGTAGCCCCATGCTGGGCGCGCAACCGTCAAGACGGCGCCGAGGTGAGAAAGATCATTGCCTACGGTCTGCGGCTGCACGCCGCCCTTCTCGATGCGATCCATTGCGTATTCGACCAGCACCTGGGAAGTCAGATCCCGGTCGACCACATCCCCTAGCCATGTCGCGGCTATCGCCTGGAGCGTCGCCTCCTTGGTCCTGCCCAACGGTCGCAGCTTCCCGTACTCCTCAAGATACTGCCTGATCATTTCCCGAACAGTGACGCCCTTGCGGTTGGCTCGCTCGATCGCGCCTGGGGCTGCCAACTCTGCCTCTCGGCGCTTCAGCCAGTTCTGGGCCGCCGCCTTCCGGTCGAATGTCTGGCTTTCCTGATAAACTGCCTTCCCCTGCCGCAT